AAACCATTCTCCAACCGCCAATACATCCGTGAAGCATTCAATGAGATTGGTGTCGAGGTAACAAAGGACGAGTTAACCGAAATCGTAACTGCCGTGCGAGAGGCCATGGACAAGGTATTCCCTGGACCCATGGCTGTGATGAAATGGATTGAGCGAGAGGTCACCAGTGCTATTAAGCGTGGTGAGAAGTACCTTGAGTGGACTACACCATCTGGTTTCACTGTACACCAAAGGCTTAACAAACTAGAGTTTGAGCGTTTGGAGTTGAAGCTACTGGGTAGGTGCCAAGTCAAGGTTGGTCATAAGGGAGACGAGGTGGACATCAACCATCATAAAAATGCAACCGCACCAAACCTTATTCATTCACTAGATGCAAGCCTGCTCCACCTTTCTGCACTCCGTTTCAACGGTCCGCTGGCCCTCATACACGATTCGGTTTTGGCACGTGCTCCTGACATGGGTACTCTTTCATCCATCGTGCGGGAGACTTACATGCACCTATTTGCGGAGCATGAATACCTAAAAGACTTTGCCCGAGCGATCGGTGCAGAGACTGAACCACCAATGATCGGGGATCTCAAACCTGAATTGGTTACTGACTCTACTTATTTTTTCTGCTAATGTCTAAATCACCATTTGTAACTGCTGATCCTGTGATGCTCGATGGCTTCCAAGCTGTCCTTGCTCCTGGTAAGTTTGGTTACTCACTGACTGCTGTTGTTGATGTCGATATGGTACAACAACTGGAGGAAGATCGCACCGATGTACTGAAGTGGTGCGAATCAAAACTCAAGAACCCCAAGCGTTCTACACTCAAGCCCACGCCATGGGAAGAGTTGGACAATGGGCGTTTCAAAGTTAAGTTCTCATGGAAGGAGGATAAGCGTCCACCTGTTGTGGATTCTGAAGGCACTCCCATTACCGATGAGGCAACACCACTTTACAGTGGCTCACGTGTTAAACTTGCATTCTATCAAAAGCCCTACATTCTCAAAGATGGTGTTACCTACGGCACTAGCCTTAAACTCGTTGGCGTCCAGGTTGTTGAACTTGGTGGCAGTACAGCGGGAGGAGAAGCAGAGCTGAGTGAATCTGCTGTTGCCGATCTCTTTGGTAATACCGAGGGCTTCAAGGCATCTGAGTTTACAGTTGTTACTGAAACTGTTGAAGAAGACGACTTCTGATGGATTTCCGCTCCGGGCTAGAGAGGAATGTTGATGACTTCCTCTCCAGCATGGGGGTTGAGTATACATACGAGTCTACGAAAGTACCATACGTTTTGCGTTGTAACTATACGCCTGACTTTATTCTTAGCAACGGTATTATGCTTGAGGCCAAAGGTCATCTATCACCTGATGACCGGCGTAAGATGATCGCTGTAAAGAAGCAGCATCCAGATCTAGACATACGCTTTGTATTCCAAGCCCCATATAACAAGATCTACAAAGGATCAAGAACAACTTATGCTAAATGGGCTGAGAAGCATGGTTTTCAATGGGCTCATTTTAAATCAATTCCAGTCGAATGGCTGAACTAACTTCTGAATTTATTAGACATGAACCGTGCAGTGCGTGTGGTAGCAGTGATGCAAATAGCGTCTACAGCGATGGCCATACGTACTGCTTTTCGTGTCACACTTATACACACGGCGACGATGAACACGTAGCTATGACACCCCACCTTACAATCCAAGGCGAACCAGTACGTTTAACCAAACGTAAGATCCCCGAGGATGTATGTGCTAAATATAAAATCTATCGGGATGGCAACATCCTTAAGTTCTACTACACTGACAATGCTGGTCGTGTGGTAGGATGTAAAACAAAAACAAAAGATAAACAGTTCCGTTACGAGGGTGAAGTCCCTGGTACCCTGTTTGGTCAGCACCTCTTTCCATCATCTGGTAAACGTGTTGTCATTACAGAGGGTGAACTTGATGCAGCAAGCTGTGCGGTTGCGATGCCAACATGGCCACACGTCAGCCTACCAAGCGGTGCAGCATCAGCCCGGAAAAGCATCCAGAAGGCCCTAGAATGGCTTCAAGGGTACGATGAGGTATGTTTATTCTTTGACAACGATGAGGCCGGTCGTAAGGCCGCAGAGGAAGCAGCTAGTGTCCTGCCACCTGGAAAGGTGAGCATCGCCCTGCTGGACGATAAGTACAAGGACGCTTCCGATGCCCTGATGGCCGATGATGCTGACGCAGTACGCAAAGCAATTTGGGATGCACGAGAGTACAGACCAGATGGTATTGTCGATGCTCGTTCACTACATGATCTGGTAACTACACCAACACCTCCATCCAACCATGAATACCCATTCGATGGACTTAACAACCTTCTACTTGGTATCCGATACGGAGAACTTGTCACTATCACTGCAGGATCTGGTGTTGGCAAGTCCTCGTTCTGCAGGCAGCTTGCAGCTACACTTTTACAAAACGGAGAAAGGGTCGGTTATCTGGCTCTTGAAGAATCAAATAGGAGAACTGCCCTTGGACTGATGTCCGTTGCAGAGAAAAAAGCTTTTCACATTGGAGAACATGAGAAAGAAGACTTGGATGCTGCATACAACCGGACGTTGGCTACTTGGGATCTCTTTCTGTATGATGGCTTTGGTAGCTTTGATCCTAACATTATCTATAATCGCATTGAGTATTTATCAAGCGCCCTCGATTGCCGCATTATATTTCTGGACCATCTCAGCATCTTGCTTAGTGGTCTTGATGGTGACGAGCGACGCATGATTGACACAACAATGACTAAGTTACGCAGCCTTGTCGAGCGTACCGGAGTCGCTATGTTTCTTGTGTCACATTTACGCCGTTCACAAACAGATCAAGGACACGAAGAAGGTGCAAGAGTTACGCTTGGACAACTTAGAGGAAGTCAAGCGATTGCTCAGCTTTCTGATGCAGTTATCGGAATCGAAAGGGATCAACAGGACAGATCTGAACACGCTAGTTCAACTGTTAGAGTCCTCAAGAATCGATATTCTGGCGAAACTGGCGTCGCATGTCAATTAAAATATAATCTTGAAACTTGTCAATTTTATGAAACGAATGAAGCTAAACCCGATTTCAATCCGGCAACCGATTTCTGAAGTTAACGAGGTGAGGCGTCCCAAGCCACCAACACCTGAGATGATCGAGGCTGCTAAGTTTGTCGATAAGACATACATCTGGCATACAAAATGAACCTTGTCTTTGACATTGAAGCAAATGGACTACTAGCGGATGTTTCTACAATCCATTGTATTGGTATCTATAACCTTGATACCGATGAAACCCACGTATTCAACGATCAGGGAACTTGTGAACCGATCACCCGTGGAGTCACTATGTTGGAAGAAGCCACTAATCTAGTAGGACACAACATTATTAACTACGACCTACCAGTTATACAGAGTTGCTATCCATTCTTTGACTTCAAAGGTAAAACCGTTGACACTCTTATCCTATCCCATGTATATCATGCGAATATACTGGACATAGATAAAGAACGTCAATGGAAAGACATGCCCAGTAAACTGTACGGATCACATAGTTTAAAAGCATACGGCTATCGCTTGAATGAGCACAAGGCCGAGATTGATACAGAGTGGTCTGAGTGGTCACAAGAAATGGAAGACTACATGAAACAGGACGTAGTAGTTACACGTAAACTATGGAAGCATTTCCTCCCCTACCTGAGTGGCTCCAAATGGAGCACCAAGTAGCACACATACTTACTGAACAGGAACAACATGGATGGTATTTTGACGAACGCTCTGCATGGGAACTTACATCGTCTCTCCGAACTGAACTTGAGAGCATTGATTCATTACTACGAAAGCGGTTTCCTTTCGTCCCAGGATCGGAGTTCACTCCTAAAAGACCTAACAAGTCAAGAGGATACATTGCAGGTGCAAGCTTCACAAAGCTGAAAGATTTTAACCCTACATCACGAGATCACATTGCATGGATATTACAAACCCACACCTCTTGGAAACCTACAACAGTGACACCGAGTGGGAAACCAGTTATCGACGAGACTACTTTGAAGGATGCGGGTTCAGAACTAGCGCTTTCGTTCTTGAGGATGCTGGAGATCTCGAAGATGTTGGGGATGCTCTCCGAAGGGAAGAACGCCTGGCTGAAGCTTGTTACGAAGTGTAAGCGTATCCACCACCACTGCAGTGTTGCTACTAACACTGGACGTTGTGCCCACCGAAACCCAAACCTTGCACAAGTACCAAGTGATGAGAAATTCAGACAACTCTTTACAGCCTCGCCGCATGAGGTCATGGTTGGTGCCGACCTTAGTGGTGTTGAGCTTAGGATGCTTGCCCATTACCTTTATCGTTATGATGATGGCCGTTATGCACACATCCTCCTCAACGGAGACATACACCAGCTCAACGCTGACAAGATCGGCATTACTAGGAAGCTGGTTAAAACAGTAACATACGCATTCCTGTACGGAGCAGGTAATGAAAAAATTGGCTACTCTTATGATCGATTGCTATCACCCACAAAGGCAAAGGCAAAAGGAA